ACCGAGGGGAAGCTGTTGAAGTCCGTCAGCTCTTCCTCGGACGGCACACCATCGTCTTCGACCGCACCGGCTCCCGAGGCGGCACGGTCCGCGATCTTCTCGAGGTCATAGTCTGTCTGGTCTTCCCAATGGTCTCCACCCACGACAGCCGGCTCCTCTACGTCAGGAGCCTCCACTGGCAGGGTCAGCATGGCCTCGTTGTAGGTGTCGATCGTATCGATGAACTGCTCGTCGTCCTCGTCGTCCCAGGGCTTTGGACCGGCATGCGCCCAGTCTCCGCCCATGCCGGGAGCCGGGTTTCCGAGCTGCTGGCCACCGCGGCCGGACATCGTGAAGTTCATCGGAGTCCCCGACGCCTCCTCGAACCCAGACTTATTGGTGACGCCCTTGGACTTGGCCGTGAGCGGACGGACGAGCGTACGATCGTGGCCCTGCCCACGTCCCTGGCCGAAGCCGGAGAAGCGAGGCGCAGTGGTCTCACCGTCGTCGTCCCTATCGTAGGGGAAGTCCTTGGGCTCCACTTCGGGATGCCACTTGTAGGCACGGCCGACGTAGTCCGCGTCCGGACGTCCCATGGCGCCGACCCACCCCGAGTACGGTGCCTCGAGGAGCGTGCCGACGTGATCTATGAACTCGCTGAGTCTCACCTTATATTATACCCGGCGATCCAACGCCTTCCGCTGCGCCTCGAGCTGCTTCAGGCGCGCCTCGTCGATCTGTTCCCTGGCAGCGGGCGGCTGCTCGCCCACGACGTTCCTCTGGATGTTGGAAAAGTTGACGCCGATCTTCCCGAGCACGTCGAGCGGGACGCCTTCTTCCCCGTAGATCTGTTGGGTCTCGCCTTGGACCCCGCCGCCGGCCTTCTGCTCGGGGATGACCGGCTTGGTCCCCTCGAACATCACCGCGAGGGCGGGATTGCCGCCGGTGGCCCGTTCGACGGCGGCCTGCCGGGCCGCCTCCTGTTGGGCGATACGCGGGTCCTGGAGGGCCGTCTCCGGATCTTCGTCGTAGACCGCCGCCAGCATGCGCCGACGGACCGACTCGTTCGCGGCCTGGCCGCCCTTTCCCCTCACCATCGGGTTCTGGTGATAGATGCCCTTGTGGTCGTTCGGCATCGCCTTCGGAGTCTCTTCCTCCCAGGCGTCCTCGACCTCGGCGTCGCCCTGCATGAGCTCCCGCAGGTTCGTCGGCTTGGACTTGACGACGTGACCGGCACGCGGCTGCGGACGGGCCTGTACCTGCCCGCTGGCCACCTCGGCCATCACCTTCTTCAGATAGCGCTCAGCCAGTGCTTCCGCGAGCATCCCGGGGAGGATCTTCTGGACCTCCTCCTTGATGATCATGCGGATCGCGCCGCGGAGCTCTTCCATCGAGATCTTCATTCATCACCTCGGAAGCACGATGTCGTTCAGGGCGCGGAAGATGCGATCTTCCTTCTTGAAGACCCGACGCGGCTCGAAGTCCACCTTCTTGCCTTCCGCGAAGAGGTAGGCGCCCGGGGTCGACGGTTCGGAGACCATGTCCCAGCAGATGATCTGGTAATCGTCCTGGACCTGATCGTAGCCCTCGTTCGTCTTCTCGGTGGAACCGACGCCGCGGCTGCTGATGCCGAGCTTGATGCCGGACTCTAGCAGGCCCTCGAGGATCTTGCCCGAGGGCAGGTTGGTCAGGACCTCGACCCGCCCGCAGACGTCGTCGCCGTCCCACCAGATCTCCCGGATGACGTGGCTCACGTTCTTCAGGCTGACCGAGGAGCTCTCGGGGTGGTCGCACTCGCCGACCGCCCGGTTCTCCCGGACCGCCTTCTGGTAGTTCTCCACCTCACGACGCAGGATCTCGCGCGGGTAGACACGCTTGTTCTGGTTGAGCTGGTTCGCCTTCTGGATGATGCCGGTGAGCATCAGCTTGCCGCCGTTCTTCTCCTTCGACTCCTTGATGATGTCGGAGCTCGAGTTGACGGCGTACCATTCACGAAGGAGTTGCTTCTGGCTCATTACGAGATCTTCCTGTACTTCTTGACCAGCACCTGCTTGAGCAGGCTGATCTGAAGCGGTGAGAGTCCGGCGACGATGTTGTCCACGCCGTCTTCCTGCTTTTCCAGGTAGCGGTCGCGGTTCATGACGGCCTTCTCGAGCTCGTCCATCCGGTCGAGGATCCGCTCCTGCACCTGGATGAGGTCCGCCCGGAAGAGCTTGGACTCGGCTGGGTCGGCCTTCGTGAGGGCGACCTTCGCCTGGTCAGAGAGCTCGATCCGGGGAACGCCGCCCTCGATGTAGAGGGCGATCGGTTCCACGGCCACCTGGCCGACGGTGGCGGAGAACGGAAGGTAGGTCTTGCCCTTGTCCGGGGCGACCTTGATCCCGCCCATCTCCTTGATCTTCACCTTCTTGCCCACCGACTTCTGGATCGCGTGGAGCGCGTCCTTCAGGACCTTCTCGGTCTTCTTGTCGATGTTCTTCTGCAGGGCCTGGAACTTCTTGTCGGAGCTGAGGGCCTGCTTGCTGAGACGGGTGATCATGTCGTCCCAGTTCGAGCCGGTCTTTTCCTCGTGGAAGAGGGACTCGTTCACCATCAGCTGGATGGTCGCCTGCAGGAGCGCGAGGCTCTCGGGACCGTCCGCCACGACCTCCTTGTGCCCGGGGGCGAGGATGACGGCGACGGACTCCTTGACGCGGTGGGCGTCGATGTCCGACTCGTCGGCGTCGCCGCCGTAGTACTCGTCCTTGAGCCACTTCTCGAAGGCGGCCTTGTGGGAGTCCGGGACCGCGATGTCCAGCTGCGGCCAGCCGCCGCCCGGACCCTGCGGGTTCTTCACCTTGGCGACCGCCTTGAACTTCTGGCGGAGCATGTCGCAGGCCTTCTTGGCCGAGTCCACGGGATTCGCCGCCGTATCGTCGGCCCAGTCGAGGTCGTACTTCTGGAAACCGGAGGCCTCCTGAAGCTCGACCCCTTCTTTCTTGCTCTTGGCGTCCTTCTTCGGAGGCGCCTTGTGACCCCGGTCGTCGGTGCCCTTCTCCTTGGACGCCGACTTCTCCTTCTCGGCCCGCTTCTTCGGGTCCTTCAGAAGCCGGTCGACCTCCTTGCGCAGCCGCTTGAGCTTCCCCGGGTCCTTCGGCGGGAACCGGGAGAGCTCGGCCTTCTTGGCACCTAGCTTGGTGGGGAAGGTGCCCACCGGCTTGGCCGGCTTCTTCTTGCCCTGGTTCGGCGAATAGAGCACGTAGCCGCCGCCGCCCGCCTTCTTGCGGACGACTTCCTTCATCTTGTTCCGGATCATCTCCCGGACGGCGTGTTCCTTGGCCCGGTTTCCGAACTCGACGTAGTTCCCCTCGTCGAGGAGCTTGCACGTCTGCTCGGCGATGCCGTCGTTCATGCCGTTGAAGTAGGCGAGGAGCAGGCCGTGGGAGAGCTCGGGGTCGAGAGCCATGGCCTCGTCCACCTTCTTCTTGCGCTGCTTGATTCCCATCGGGACCTGGTAGCCCATGGAGCCCGCGCCGGCGACGCCCATCTCGTCCATTTCTTCCTTCTTACTCATTGCTCAGGAGCTCCTCTGCCAGCTTGTGGAAGAGCATCATCTCTTCGATGACGGCCTCGTCGGTCCGGGTCGCGTCCAGCTCGGAGAGCCGCTTGGCTGCCTCGACGAACCGCTGCTTCATCACCCTGTCCTCCTGGATCTCCTTCATCTTGTAGGAGCCGACCAAGAGCTTGGCGATGGCGTTCTTGTCCGTGTTGACCTTCTTCTGGAGATCGGCGGAGTTCTCCTTTACCAGCGACTGGACGTACGACTCGAGGAGCGCCTTCTGCCCGACATTCAGGGTGTCGCCGTACTTCTCGGTGAAGCGCTTCCGGGCCATCGTGCAGACCAGGTCGTCCACCTTCTCGATCGGTTCCTTCTCCGGCTTCGGCGGGACGGAGGTCATCCACTTGACCATGCCGTCCTCCAGCTGGATCGCCTGGAAACTCTCCGCCAACCGCTTGCCGCGATGGCTGTCGATGTAGATCTGGATGCTGGCGAGGAGCCGGTACTCCGGCAGACGGTGCTTGTCGAAGAAGTCGCGGCCGAACGTGTGGTTGAGCTCCTTGATGAGGTTGCTCTTCTTGATGTCCAGGACCTTGGCGTCCTGCTTGGCGGCCTGCCGTGCGACCTCACCGAGGACGCGTCGTGCAGTCTCTGCGCTGACGCCACGGGTCTCGGTGATGGCCCGGAAAAGCTCGAGCTCCTCGGCCAGGGGCTCTCCGTCCGAGAAGTACCGCTCCGTGATCTCCACGGTCCGGTGCGCCCCGTCCTGGTCCTGGTCGACGAGCTGGGAACCGAGCCGGCGCACGAGGAACTCGTACACCAGTCCAGAATTTCTCTTCTTGTTGTGCTTGAAGGCCATATTGTGATGTCCTCTTTCTAGGTCTAGTTCTAAGTATGCGGTTCTCCCGCGTTCTACTTCTTCTTCTCCAATTCTCGGGCCCGGTCCATCGTCCGGCGGACCTCTTCGTCGATCTGACCGGTCCTCCGGATGGCATCCTTCAGCTTGAGCTCGACCGCCGTGGACGAACGGTCATCTTCGCTCAGATAGACGCGACGGCCCATCTGGCGGGCGATCGAGTCCGAGAACGGACGGTTGATCAGCCGCTTGAAGGCCCGCATGTCATTGGGATCGCTGGCGGTCTGCTTCTTCCTACCGAAGACGTGGGCGTGCAGGTCCTGGGCCGGGTTGAAGAGGTCGTGGCCCTTTCCGGTGGAGAGCATTGCGTCGTTCCCCTCGGAGCCCTTGTTCCTCTTCTCGTCCTGCTGGGGGAGCTTCCGGAAGCCGATCTTCGGGTTCTGGCAGCAGTCCGCCTGGGACGGGTTGAACGCGGTGTTCCACGGGTACTCGTGACCGCAGGTGAGGCACTGGAGACCCCAGTCCTTGTCCTTCTTCTCCGGGAGCACCTTCTCCTCCTCACCAGAGAGGTCGGAGGGGTTCGTCCTGTAGGGGATGGATTGTACCCCCTCCTCGGCCGGCGCCTCCTCGGTGCCACCTCCGGGAGCCCCTCCGAGCGTGGTGGGGAGCTGCTCCTCGCCGGGGACTTCCTCTCCGCCGGCTCCGGCTTCTCCGCCACCTGCCGCGCCCTCGCCGCCCTCGGGAGTCGGGAGCTGCATCTGCTCGAGGGTGAGGTCCTCGAGCTTGTCGGCCCGCTTCCCTTCCATGACCTGCTCGATCTCCTCATCGGAGAGGTCGAAGATCTTCTTGTAGACGGTGCGGCGGTCCAGCATGCCCTCGGTGGCCGTGCCGGCGATCTCGAACTTGGTCCTCCAGAGCTCTAGCTTCTGCTGAAGGGCGATGGTGGACGGGTTCGCCATCTTGATCTCGAAGTCCACCAGGTCCTCGCCGGTGTAGCCGAGGAGGTAGAGGTGGATGATCGCGATCTTCTGGAGCTCCGCGATGAGGATCTTCTGGATACGCTCGATGGTACGGGCGAACCGGACGTCCTGCTGGGCCAGGGTGGCCTTGCTCCCGATCTCGCCCTCGTAGCCGAGGTACGACTTCGGGATCTTCAGGGCCGCGAAGAGCTTGTTCTGGATGTACTGGACGTCGTCGATGTCGCCGGTGAACTGGCCGCCGGCGAGGGTCTCGATCTTCGAGCTCTTGTCGCCGCGGGTCGGGATGAAGTAGTCCTCGTCCACCGAGAGCGGGTTGTAGCGGAGGTCGACACGGCCAGTCGTCGGGTCCACGACCTGCGTCCTGCGGAGCCGGGTCTTGATCTGCTCCATGAACGTCTCGATGTCGGACGGGGCGACGTTGCCGACGTCGATGTAGAACACACGACGTTCCGGAGAACGGACGATGCGGTACACCAGCATCGCGTCCTCGATGAGGATCAGCTGACGCCAGATGCGGCGGGCGGGCTCGATGATGGACGCGCCGTAGGGCAGGAAGTTGTCGTTGCCCAGGAGCCGGAAGTGGATGATCTGCCAGTTCTCCAGGATCATGTTGCCCTGGGTCAGCCAGCGGAAGCGGACGGCGAACGGGTCTTCCTTGTCGTACCCTTCCTCACGCTCGATCTCGTTGATCGGGATCGGGAGCAGGTTCAGGATGCCATTTTGCTCACTGGCGTCGACGAACAGGATGAAGTCGCCGTACTTGCAGAGGTTGCGGGTCCAGCTCCAGGCGTTGAACTCGAAGTTCAGAATGTCGAAAAAGAGAGTCTCGAGGACCTGCTTGATCTCCTGGTTCTTGCTGACGATCTTGATCGTCTGGCCGTGCTCGTCGAACGCCGTGACCTCGTCGCCGTAAATGTCGAGGGCAGACGCGATCTCCGGAGTGAACTCCATTTCGGAGTAGTCGGCGTAACGGGCGAGACGCTCGTACTGCCCGTAGCTGGCCAGCGAGTGGACGTAGAGGGAGCTCAGCTCCTTCTTGTAGGCCCGTGCGGTGCCCCGCGGTTCGTTGAGCTTCTCGCCGGCGGCGATCTTGTGACGGACGACGGGTCCGCTGCGGAAAAGCCGTGTAAGGCGCTTCCAGATGTTCTCGGGCTTTCTTTCCTGCAGCTCAGGCATGTATTATCCCTTCAGGATCCAGCTGTAATCCTCGACGATCCCGTTCGGCAGGGAGACCTTCATGTTCCGAGGGTCTGTCCCGCCGCCGAAGATTCCGAGGGCCTTCTGACGTACCGCGCGCGGGTCCTTGTTGGCGCCGGGGATGTCGGAGTTCAGTGTCGTGGACTTGGTCATGGCGTTCATCAGCTTCTTGTTCACCTCCTGGGTGACGAAGCTGGGGCCCATGACGGTGTCCCTGACCCAGGCGGCGATCGCGCCTGACATGACGAGGTCGTCGTTGTAGCCCTTCATGGCCTCGGGACGACCGTTGTTCCAGATGAATGTCCGGAGCTCCTGCAGGAATCGCCGGCTGCGGATGATCATGCTCCGCGTGCGGACGTACTCCTCTAGCTTGTTGCAGATGAGCGGACGGGTACGCTGGGAGGTGGTGAACCCCGGGATGAGGTCGTCGTCCACCGTCCCATAGAGGGTGTTGACGGCCTGACCGGGCTTCTGGTCGCCGCGGCGGCTGTAGTAGACGTTGGGGTAGAAGGCCAGACGGATGTGTTCCAGACACGCCAGACCGACCTGGTTGTTCTCCACGACCAGCATGGCGTTGCCGTAGGTCTCACCGATCTTGCAGAGGCTCCTGGCGAACTGGTCCGGCGGGACCTTGGCGTAGTACTCCGCCACCTGCTCCATGTTCTTGAGCTCGAACACGTGGGCGGCCGAGTAGTCCTTGCCGTCGCCGCGGGCGACGTCGGCCGTGACCAGGTACGTCTTGGTCGGATCGTACGGCCACCAGACGTGGAGCGCCCGGTCCTCCAGCTCCATGCTGAGAGGCGGGAGCACTCCCTTCTCGATCTCCTCGAGACGCTCGCCGGAGATGACGGTGTCGCCCGAGGCGTTGAAGTTGCACTCGAGCTCCTGGGCCACTTCTCGGGGGCCCATGTTCGCCGACTTGATCTCCTTCCGGAACCAGGAGGAGGTCTTGAAACCGGGACGGAGCGGGTCGTCCTCGAGGTCGGCAATGTGCTCCGGGTGCCTCCACCACATGAGCCTCGTGGGCTTGAACTCGTTCTCGCCGGTCTCGGCGTCCGTGTAGAGCTGGTGGTACTTGTTGCCGACGCCGTTCGGGGTCGACAGGATGATGGCGCGACCGCCCGCCTGGACGACCGGGTAGATACCGGTCCAGAGCTCGTCGAAACCGGGGATGAAGGCCGCCTCGTCGACGATCATCAGCGAGACGGCTTCCGAACGGCCGGCGTCTCCGCTGGTCGCGATCGAGTGGATTCGGGAACCGTTCGTGAGTTCGATCGACTTGACGTTGTCTGAGATCTGGTCCGCGAGGACGAGCCACTTGGGGAGCTTCTTGAAGGCGGTGCGGACCTTGCGGACGATGTTCTTGGCGGTCTCGTCCTTGGACGCCATGACCACCACGTTCTTGTCGCGGTGGAACAGGATGAGCCAGAGGGCGTAGGCGGCCGTGACTTCCGAGATGCCGAGCTGGCGGGCCTTGAGGATGATGTTGAACCGGTTCTTGAGGTAGTCCCGGATCAGGTCCTCCTGGTAGTCGAAGAGCGAGAACGGGATCAGTCCGCGGACCGGGTGCTGGATCCTGACGTACTTCTTGATGAAGTACACCGGGTCCCGCCCGCAGCGGATGATCTCGTCCCTGATTGTGCTCTTCGTGGCCAAGGCCGAGCTCCTTTACACGTCGAGCTCGTACAGGTGCCAGGCGATGTAGTAGTACCGCTCGTTGAGGTTCACCTTCTGCACCGTGTAGTCGGCCTTGTCCTTGACCTCCTTCAGGGTGAGGGCGGTCTTGGTCCGCTTCTTGAACTCCTTCTTGAGGGCGCTGACGTACGCCTTCTGGAGCTTAAGAGCGGTCTCTTGGACCTCCTTCATGCGCTGCGGCAGGTGCATCTCGAACATCGTGATCTGCACCCTCAGAATGTCGCCAAGAAAGTCCACCTTGTAGGCGACCGAGGGATGACGTCCGTCCCAACGCTCGTCCTCAACGATCTGCTTGATCGTCTGGAACGTCTGCATCGGCTCCCGGACGTCGTTGTATTCCTGAACCTCGAAGCTCTCGGGCTTGTCCATATTCTTGAATGCTCCCAGGTGCTTAGGGTGCACCTCTAGCTAAGTAGGAGACTTCAAGAAAAAGAGGCTGAAACTCGTGAAGTCTTACGATATCTTTTCGTGAAAGGCACGGATCTCCTCGGGAGAGGGACGCCAACCGTCCTTCCAGCGCTGCTCCCGCCCCTCGATGAACTCGATGAAGCAGTTGACACAGCAGCCGTAATCGTAGAACGTGTAGTTGGACTTGGACCCCTTCATGATGAGCTGACAGACAGGACACCAGACGGGGACTCGGAGAGAATGATGGTCGCTCACGGCTTGATCACCCAGAATGTGAGATGGCCAGGGACCGGGTTTCCCCTGTCGTCCCGGAGTTGTAGTCTGGCGGTGGCTACCCCGTCAGCCGTGTTTTCGTCGATGCAGAAGACACAGTTCATCTTCCGTCCCCACTTCTTCAGCTCGAAGCGCATGGGCTTTCCGTCCGAGTCCACCAGCTGCATCTCGGAGGCGTGGCTGTTCTTGAAGTGCCGGGGAGAGAGAACGATCTTGAACTCGTACTCACCGAGCTCTGCGTACGTCTCCCTGAGGTTGTAGGCTACGAAGCGGTCGGAGGGCTTGGCCGGCATCAGTTCCTCTGGAACGGTCTCCACTCGAAGGCGACACCGTAGTACTTGTCGACGACGTTGTTGATGCCGAGCCAGACGTGCGGACCGAGCGTGAACTGCTTGAACTGGTAGTTGACGCCGAGACCCACCAGCGCGCCGACCCCGCCGACGTTTGTGCCCGCTCCCAGGTCCACCGCGATGCCGATCTTCTCGTACCAGTGCGGTTGCAGGACGAACGGGTTGACCGACGTGACCTGGATGTCGACCCCGATGTTGTCTTCGGACGAGGTGGCATAGGTGTGCCACCCCTTGTCCTTGTCCTGGGACAGCGCCAGGGTGAGCTTGAGGGGCCTCCCCTGCGTCAGGCGTACCCACGCCTGGGGCGGATTGGTGAGTGTCCACCCGTCCACCTTGATGTAGCCGAAGTCCTCGTGGAAGTCCACCTTCTCCCGTCCCTTGGCGACGTCGACAGGATTCGACGGCGGGTTCTTCGGATCAGGCGGAACGGTCGTCTGGGTGGCGTTCGCCAGCCCCTCGTACGCCTTCTTCCATGTGGCCACCAAGGTGGTGGCGTCCAGCAGCTGCTGCTTGTTCTTGTTGATCTGGTCCTCGAGCTCCTTCACCTGCGCGTCCCTCTTGTCGAGGGTCCCCTGGACGTTCTGTGTCTGAAGGGTGAGCTTGGTGTAGAGGTTCTTCTGGACCTCGATGGTCTTGTCCTTCTCGGCGAGCTCGTTCTGGAGCTTGAGGACGGCCTTCTGGTGCTGCTGGATCTGCCACGCCAAAGCCAGCACCAGGGCGAGGATCGCCGCTGTCATCACTCCGAAGAGGATGACCAGCGCCTTGGTCCGGGCTTCCATTACTTCGCCTTTGCGGCGTCCGCGTCGGCAGGAGGAGCCGGCGGCGGGGCGTCGTCCTTCTTGACGTCCTCGGTTCCCGGGACGGGGTCACCGCCGTACTTCCGATCGGTGTACCGGCGACCGACGTAGGCACCGAGCGTCGGAGTCAGGATCGCCGCGATGGACGATCCGTCGATCGTCCCGCAGTCGAAGTTGTGACCCGCGACGGTGAAGGTCGCTCCC